CCAAGTCTGCGTGTACTGTAAAGCGGACGAAGCAGAAAGAGTTGAAGAACCTGCAATTGAAGAGCCTATAGAAGAACCAACTCCAGAAGAGACTGAACAACTAAAAGCCCAAAAAGAACTTGCCTTACGAGCCTTGGCCCGTAAACATTTGTTACCCTTCGTTGAACGTTTTAACCCAGACTACGTTCCGGGTTGGGTACACAAGGACATATGTCTACGGTTGGAGAAGTTTAGTGAAGATGTAAATAATCAAAAGTCACCTAGACTTATGTTGTTTATGCCACCTCGACACGGTAAATCTACTTTAGCTTCTGTTGCGTTTCCAGCTTGGCATTTGGGCAAGAACCCTGAACAAGAATTTATTAGCTGTTCATACTCTGGATCGTTGGCCATGAACTTTAGTCGTAAGGTTCGTCATCAACTAAGAGAACCTAATTTTAAAAATGTCTTTTCTGGGGTA